TACGAGTAATGGGAGCACCACCCTCGCTAGCGGTGTAGATTTCTCGACGAGTCACTTCGTCAACCTGATCAAGACCCCAGTTACGCACATCTTCCAAAGCCTCTGGAGAAACGTAAAGGTCTGTCAAGCGACCACGATTAGCAGAACCGGTGTTGCCACCAGCGTTTCGACGCATGACGGTCTGCATGAGAGAGACAAGACGCTTGCTAAACAAGCCAGCGGTGGCGTCACCGTCGTAGACCAAGATGTTACGATCAACGCCAGCAGCCAAAAGTGTATGCCATCCGTCGTCGTTCATCTTCTTAACAAAACCAGCTTCCATTACTTGTGCAGCACGAGCAGCTACGTCCCAACGAGCTTCACGAGCATATCGAAGCAAATAGTCGATAGAACTTGTGATGCTATAAGTCGGAATCATAACATAATCGCTTTCCACCGCACGTTCTGGAATGCGACCATGACCAGGATTGGTGTAAGCAACATGCTCACCTTCAAGTCCCGGCGAAATCATATCCAAAGGAAACTCTGTAGAAGCCCCTGGTTCAACGGTCATAGTCTCGAAAATATTTCCAAGAATATTTCCAATCAAAACACCCTTTCGAAGCGGAAGCTCAAGGGCTTTAGCAAATTGTCTTTGTGCAGCATAAGCTACATTTTGATCATTATCACCAGTCTTTTTATAAAGACTAATGAATTCATCACTTGGTCTTTCTGTGAATGACATGTTATAATATCTCCTTTATTTACTTATTAGGCTAAACCGTGATTAGGAAGATTGACATAAACCTTAGCATAGCCGTCAGCATCCTTAGCAGACATGAATCGGCCAATAGCCAAGTTTCCAGATGCCGCAGCGTTTGATGCTGAATTAGAAATACCGCCAGCAACGCTATTAGAAGCATAAGCAACGTCGCCAGGAACTGGAGTACCAACAACATTGTTTGTTACAACCCAACCACGGGTTAGAAGTGTAACCTTACCACCCTGTTGCACTTCATCCTTATAAAAATTAAGATGAGTGCGAGTCAAATCTTTGTTTACAACGTCATTCAGCAAAATTCCAACAGGAACGTCTGTTTGTGCCGCTGCTTGATATGAAACAGTGTTATCACCCTGATCCATAGCAGCACCAGAAGCACTTAGAAGATCCAAGCAAACAACACCACCACGAGTGGCTGTGCCCGCCGTGTAGAAATAACTGATATCAGTTGATTCTTCATATCTATCTGCTTTAAGAGCCATATTTATCTTCTCCTTAAATTACTTAGAGTTTAATACATGTTTTTCGAACCACTGAGCAACGCTGGCCTGGGTCTTTGAGACCTCATCATCCATATCGTCATCAACATTCATATCTGTGGCTTGAGACGCATCAACATCATCAAGGGCTTTGTCGGCAGCATCTTCTGATGCATCAGCTTTTGAAGCCTTAGAATCTTCCGTATACTTCTTGCCAGCCTTTTTCTTCATCATGCCAGCGATTGCTTCAAAGGCCGTATCATCAAGAGCTTCAAACGAAGCAAGAGTTTCATCAACTTCTTGATCATCTAAACCAGCCTCTGTTAAAGCGGCCTTACGCTTTGCCATCTTTTCCTTCTTCTTCATTTCTTCCATGTCTTTCTCTGCCTTCGCAAGAGCTTCTTTGGAAGTATTCAAAGCATCTTCAAGTTCGGCAACGCGAGCTTGTGTTGACTTGATTTGCTCATTAAGTTCTTCTACCGTGGCCTGGGCCTGCTTGGTAGCGACTTCATAAGCCGAAATTTTTGCTGCAAACTCTTTGTCTTTTGCAGCTTCAATCTGAGCCTTAACATTTGCAACCTCGGTTCTTGCTTCTTCAAGCTGTGCCTTGGTTTCTGCAAGTTGTTTTTCCAGTAATGACTGGTCTGCTGACATATTAATTTCTCCTATCGAAAGTTTTGAGTCAGTATCTACTATGAAAGACGCTGTGCTTCTGCTGTTTTCTGCTAGAATCACACTTCTAGGATTGGCGGGCTTTGAAACCAATCCCTTTCCAGAAAACGAGATATTGGATAAAGCACGACCAATTTTATATCCCTCATATTCACCGGTTCCACCATAAGCCCGTAGGTGTTTTGTTAAAAATGATGATGATTCATCTCGTGATAGAATTTTTGCTTTACCTTTTTGATCAATCAAAGCGTAGTCAAAACCGGAAAACAAACACTCCATAGAAACATACCATTTTCCTTCTTTGATTTCCGCAATAATTTTGTCCATGCGTTCGCGATTATCTTCTTGTGTCCAGCTATTGTAAAGAACGGCCTGAGTAATAATGTCAAACTCGTCTGGCATTGGTCCTTCGTCTGATACCGCTTTACCGTCCTTTGATAGAACATAGCTTCCAGTAATATGCCCAATTATATCATTTTCATCGTGCATGAAATTGAATTGTTTATCTTCGGGCGTATTACGTGCTAGCCAAGTATTTTCAGCAGTAAAAACGTCATCATTTTTGTTCCAGCCAGTGGAAACTAAAACCGCTTCTAAATAAAAAAGGTCAAGCTGCTCTTTGTTTTGAGCCAAAGCCATCGCGTTTTTTACAAAATCTGGACAATCAACACTCGACAAATCTAACTTTGTTCCAATATGAAACGACGCTTGAGAAGCATATACAATGCTAGCCGTAGATTTGACTAGATCGCCAACTCCATCGTCGATTTCTTTTTGAAATATTTTTATAGCCATTTTTATACCTCATGACATTATACACAAAAAATAAAAAATTTTACAAAAAAGGTTAATTTTCATCAGGCTCTGACAAAAACGACTCTAGACAATGAGAAATATAAATCCCAATAACAGCACTTTCATATTCATCCATCGTGCAATTTTCTAAAGAAATTCCAGCATTTTCTATTTCTTCTTGCAAATCTTTTGGTAGAGGCTGGTTGGAAGATAACGATTGATAAATAGTTTTTTGATCAATTTTAGACATTAAAGGAAGGCTAGCCAAGACACGCAATTTTATATCTGCCAATTCTTGAACCTCTGACTTGGTAAATTGTCTTTTGTTCTTTTTGCCAATAACTTCTAAATACCCATTTGAAATTACATCAAGCCCTTTATAAGTAACCATTGCCCACGAAGCAAGTTCGGCAACCCCAGGTTTGCTTCTTGGGGTATCAACACGCTTCTTACGCTTGTTTGTGTCTTGTTTGTTTTTTGGTCTGCCACCCTGTGGGGCGGCTGGTTTTGGTTTATTTTTTTCTTTTTCTATAGCAATCTTTTCTTGAATTTCACCTTGTTTTTCAATTTTTTCCATGTCTTTTTCGTGTTCTGGTTGATGAAATGGGCTAGCTTTTGGTGGTAGCTTTTCATCTTCTCTTGCCTTGTTCTCACGCTGTAGACGTAAACGTTCAACAGTCGGTATCTCTTTGAATCTTTCAAGAACAGTTTCATTAGAAATGATATCACGATCAGCAAGTTGTATAAGAAGATTCTTTTCAGCAGACTCGTCTGACAAGCTCATTTGATCGTAAACTACGTGTGCTGGTTTTCTAAATCCCATAGCACTACGAACAATTTCTATTTCTTTTTCCCAGAATTTTGTGAGCTGATCGCGTCCGTATTGTAATCTTTCAACAAGGGTTTTTAGAGAAATAAAGTTGTTTGTAAATCCCCCACCGTTATTGGCCATGCCAGTTAAAGTGGGTGGAACACCAAGACCAGCATAGATACTGTTCAAAACAGATTGGTATTTTTCTGAACCAAGGAATTTATAAACTTGACTATTGCTTTCTGTAAATTTTAGTTCTGGACCCCAAACAAGCTCCATGGTTCCACCGCCCGTATTGCTTGCTAAAATATTACGTAGTTTGTTTATACCCTCTTTGGTTGGAAGAACCTTGTGCTCAAAATCTCCAAGTGTCCACAGTCTTATGTTTGAAATTGCACCATCCAAAGCAGCAAGATCTGCCAGCTTCATTTTTTCAAGCATTATGATATCATCAAGAATAGCATATACCATGGGATGTGCCCATGATCGCCAGTCATCTTTCTTGTAATAAGAAATA